TTAACTAAGCCACAATACGAAGTTAGTTCGTCAAAGAAAAGATTTAGAGTATTAATATCAGGTAGAAGATTCGGTAAAACTTATTTATGTATTACTGAGATGATGAAATACGCATCACAACCCAATCAGCAGATATGGTATGTAGCACCAACTTTTAAAATGGCTAAAGAGATATGTTGGTCTAATTTAAAAGAAATGCTAAATCAATTTAATTGGATTGAAGATATTAACGAAACAACTCTTACTATTAGAATTAGAAAAACAAATAGTACAATATCATTAAAAGGTGCTGATAATTATGATGCACTTAGAGGTACAGGATTAAACTTTTTAATATTAGATGAGTTTGCAGATATAGATAAAAGAACTTGGTTTGAAGTATTAAGAGCATCAGTATCAGATACTTTAGGAAATGTTTTAATGTGTGGAACACCTAAAGGTTATGGTAATTGGGCTTATGAAATGTATCTTAAAGGTAAGCAAGACGATCAATGGTCTAGCTTTCAATATACTACTGTTCAAGGTGGTATGGTTTCAAAAGAAGAATTAGAACAAGCTAAACAAGACGTAGATATTAGAACTTATAGACAAGAGTTTGAGGGTGCATTTGAAAATTATGCTGGTGCTGTATATTACAATTTTCACCCTGTTGATTCTGTTATAGATAAAAAGATAGATTGGTCTAAACCTTTTCATTTAGGTATGGATTTCAACGTAGATCCAATGTCAGCTTGTGTTGCACAAATAGAAAAAGATAAAGTTTATGTAGTAGATGAGATTGTAATTTATTCAAGTAATACTGACGAAATGTGCCAAGAAATTAGAGATAGATATGGTGCAAAAGCACAAATATTTATTTATCCTGACCCAGCATCAAGGCAACGTAAAACTTCTGCTGGTGGTAGAACTGATTTATCTATTTTGCAAAATGCTGGTTTCAAAGTAAAAGTAAAACATAAACACCCATCAATTAGAGATAGGGTCAATGCAGTAAATAGTAAGCTAAAAGATTCTAAAGGACTTCGACATATTTTCGTTTCAAAATCTTGCAAAACAATGATAAAAGGATTACAAAGACAGATATACAAGGAAAACACAAATATTCCTGACAAGGAACAAGGTTTTGACCATATGAATGATGCTTTAGGTTATTTAATTGATTACATTAAACCACTCACAAGTAATATGTCATATTCAAAACCAGCAAGATGGGCAATTAAGTAATGGCATATTCAAGAGACTCTGCATTAAACGTACACAAAGATTATAGAGAAAATGTTTCTAATTGGGAATATTATATACGATCTTATAATGGTGGTTATGATTATACTCTTGGTCAATACTTAAACAGATATAATCTTGAATTAGATAACGAGTTTAATCAAAGACTTGCTAACACACCTTGTGATAATCATTGTAGAAACGTAATACAAATCTATTCATCTTTTTTATTTAGAGTTAAACCATCAAGAGATTTTGGCTCAATGTCCGAAGAACAAAGTTTAGACACATTTCTAAAAGATGCAGATTTAGATGGTAATAATTTTAACAACGTAATCAAACAAGCACAAAACTATTCTTCTATTTATGGTCATTGTTTTATGATTTTAGATAAACCGAATCTAACATTAGGAACAAGAGCAGAAGAATTACAACAAGAAATAAGACCCTATATATCAATCGTAACACCTGAGAATGTTTTAGATTGGAATTTTAAAAGAGAACCTAATGGTAAATATGTTTTAGACTATCTTAAAATTAGAGAAGAAGTAGATAAAGATGGTGGAACATATATGAGAGTGTGGTTTCCTGATCGTATAGAAACTATCTATATGGCAGATAGAGAAGAACCCACAATAATAGATACTGCCGATAATCTGATTGGCAAAATACCAGCAGTTATTTTATACAATTCCAAATCACATAAAAAAGGGATTGGTCAATCAGACCTAACAGATATAGCAGATTTACAAAAAGCTATTTACAATGAGTATTCAGAAATAGAACAATTAATTAGATTATCAAATCACCCATCATTAGTTAAGACTCCAAGTGTTAATGCTTCTGCTGGTGCTGGTGCAATAATAGAAATGCCTGAAGAAATAGAACCAAACTTAAAACCCTATTTACTTCAACCTAATGGTTCTAACTTAAATTCAATTATGACATCAATAGAAAACAAAGTTAATTCAATAAATAGAATAGCCCATATTGGTGCAGTAAGAACTACAAAGACACAAGTCAGTTCAGGTATAGCTTTACAAACAGAGTTTGAATTACTCAATGCTAGACTATCTGAAAAAGCAGATAACTTAGAATTAGCAGAAGAACAAATATTTAGATTATACGCACAGTTCCAAAATGTTAATTTTGATGGAGAGATTAATTATCCTGACTCATTTAACATTAGAGATTATGCTAGTGATCTTATGTTCTTCCAACAAGCTAAGGCATCAGGAGTTGATTCAGCTACACTAACAAAAGAGATTGATAAAGAGATAGCAAGAGCAGTAGTTGATAATGATGAGAAGCTAAATGAAATCTTTGAAGAAATAGATACTAAACCTGAGGTGGGTTCTTTTACACAAGATGAACCACAGCAAGAAGATCAAGAAGTAGAGCAAGAAGAAATTTAGATGAATGGCAGATATAGTACAAGAAGCAACAGAGTATCGTATCAAGCAGATAGAACTTGCCGAAGCTAAATATTATAAAAATCTTACATCAACATTAGATCGTATTGAAAGAGAAGTAGTATCATTAGCCAATAGAGATTTACCTACACAAGATGGTAAGCTTATACAATTACAAGCGGCAATAGCTATTAGACCTAAAATAAAACAAATCATTGATGCAGAATATTTACCTTTTGCAGATCAAGTTGTAAGAGAGGGTTTTACTAAACAAGCAAAGCGAATAGAAAAGGCTTTTAAAAGAATTGGTAATATTCCTGTCGAGTTTCAAGAATTAACTAAAGGTGATCTAGCATTAATACAAAATTTAAAGCAACAATATTACACACAATTCAAAGATGTATCTAATACCTTTACTAGAAGATTATCAGAAAAGGTTTATCAAAATACTTTAGTTGGTTCAGACTTTGCAGATTTAGAAAAAGAATTACGACAAACTATTAATGGTATTTATGCTAGTTCAGATGATGTAGAAGCGAATCGTTTAGTTAGCTTTATAGAAGATAATAAGTTTAAAAGGTCTATGCAATCAAGAGTTGATAAAGCAATACAAACATTACAATCTAAATTTGCTAGAGATCGTGCTGGTGAGAATATGAAAAGATATGCTGGTCAGATATTAAACGACTCTTTGCGTGATTTTGATGCTACTTTGAACTTTAATAAATCAAAAGATGCTGGTCTTACATTTGTTAAATACTACGGAGATGTAATACCGACAACACGAGACATTTGTAAAAGATTAGTAAATGGTGTAATAAAATCTAAGAGACGAGATGGTCTTTTTACGATTGATGAAATTAGACGAATATGGTCATCAAGAAGTTGGTCAGGCAAAAAAGCTGGAGACCCACTTGTAGTTAGAGGTGGTTATAATTGTCGTCATCAATGGAGTTACGTCAATCCTGATTGGTATGATAGTAGCGGTGAACTAATAATATAGGAGTAAAAAATGTCAGAAGAAAAACAACAAGAAACTTCAGCACCAGTTGAAGCTAAAGAAGAAGTAAAACAAGAACAACCAAAAACAGAGTCCAAATCTTTCACACAAGAACAATTAGATAATATTGTTCAAGCTAGATTAATGGCAGAACGTAAGAAGTATGAAAGAAAAATGGAAGAAGAAGAAAAGCAAAAAACAGAACTTCTTAAACAAAAACAAGTAGAAGAAGCTAAGTCAAAATCAGAAATTGAAAAGCTTATGAAAGAACGAATAGCTGAAAAAGATACTGAAATACTTAGATATAAAAATGAGATTAAAAAAGAAAAGATTGATAATTCTATCTTATCTGTTGCATCTAAGAACAATGCAATCAATCCTCAACAAGTCGTTCAATTAATTGAAAGAGAAGTTAAATTAAATGACGAGGGAAGAATAGAGGTACTTGATAATAATTCTAATGTAAGATATAACCCAAAAGGTGAACTCTTAACAATAGAAGATAGAGTTAAAGAGTTTTTAGATACGAACCCACACTTCCGCAATGCAACAACACAAGGTTCAGGAAGTAAAGCAAGTATCGGTGGTAATACTGTAAAACCCTTTAAAATTCAGGACTTAGATATGAGCAAGGCAGAAGATCGTAAGCGATATGCAGAATATCGTAAACAACGAGACTCAGCACCTGTTCAAATTAATTTAACAAATAAACAATAAGGTAAATAACAATGGCAAACGAAAGCACAAGTTCTACACTATCGGAACTATACACAGAGATAGTGGCAGAAGCATTATTCGTAGCAAGTGAGAGATCAATTATGAGACCTCTTGTGAAAAATTATGCTGTAACAGGTGGATCAAAGTCAGTTGAAGTTCCAATATACTCAGCAGTTTCGGCAGCGGCAGTATCGGAAGCATCTGATTTATCTAACACAGCAATAGACCCAACTTCTAAAACAATTACTTGTTCAGAACACGGGCTAATGACAACTCTTACAGATTTAGCAAGAAATTCAGCACCAAGAAATGTTGCTGGAGATATTGGTAGATTATTTGGAGAAGCAATCGCTAAAAAAATTGACAAAGACTTAACAGCTTTATTCGGTGGTTTTTCAACTACTGTTGGTTCAGCTTCTACGGCAATGTCAGCTTCTTTAATCTTCCAAGCAGTAGCTAAATTAAGAGCAAATTCAGTACCAGGTGATAACCTAAATGCTGTAATCCACCCACAAGTAGCATTTGACTTGAAATCAGGTCTTACAAACACATTTGCTAACCCAAATCCAGGTGTTGGTAATGAAGCTTTAAGATCAGGTTTAGTAGGTCAAATAGCTGGAGTAAATATATTTGAAACTTCAAATATAGCAGACGCATCAGGTAATGATCCAGGAACAACTGGAGATTATAAAGGTGCAGTATTTCACCCTGAAGCACTAGGACTAGCAATGATGCAAGACCTCAAAATTGAAACTCAAAGAGATGCTTCTCTAAGAGCAGATGAGATTGTTGCAACAGCAGTATATGGTGTAAGTGAATTAAACGACACTAATGGTTGTGAAGTTGAAGCAGATTCTTCAATCCAATAATCATAATTTTATCAGGGCAAGAAATTGCCCTGATAGCAAATAGGAGAACTTATGGATATTAAATTAACTAATGGTAGAAAAATAATAGTAAAAGAAAAGAAGTATTACGAAGCTAATTTAGCACACTTTACTAGAAATGGTTTTTTTCCTGTCAAAGATAACGAAATAAAAAAAGCGACTAAAAAAGATATTTCTGATAAAGTGGTTCAGTTAAAACCGAAAAAGAAAAAAACAAGAAAGAAAAAATGAAACATTTAAATAAATACATAGCATTAGCAAAGCAACACCCTAAGATAGCTAGTGGTATTGCAATAGCTTTAGTTATAATAATTTGGGCTTTATAAAATGGCAAACTTTACGGGTGCAAATGTAATTACAGCTTCAGATGTAACTAAGTATCAACCTGATGCTTTTGGTTTTGGTATAGCTTCAACTGATACAGAAGCAACTAATTTTTTTACACAAACAACCAATGATATTTTAAGACAGCTTAGAATAGAATGGTGGTCTGTGTATAAAACAAATGTATATACTGATATTACAGTATTAGGCACTAATGAAATGGATAATACAAAAGTTAATTTAGACCAATTTGAACGAGCTGGAGTATATTTATTTTTAGGTAGATTTCTTTGCCCAGCTTTATCAAAGTTTAGACCTGAGACAGAAAAAGATAGATTTGAAAGAATGGCAGAAAAATATATGTCAGAATATAACAAAGAGTTTGATTTAATTTTAAATGATGGTGTTGAATACGATTCATCAGAAGATGGTACAATAACAAAAAGCGAAAGAGAACCTTTGCACGGAACTCAAAGATTAATTAGATAATGGCACTTAGTGTTAAGATCAAAACAAACTCTAAACACATTGAAAAAAGATTTCAAAGACTTAAATCTAAATTTCCAAGTATTATTGATAAAGGTATATTACAAGCTGGTTTTCAATTATTAGATATTATTAGAACTAAAACAGCAAAAGGTATTGATGTTAATTCAAGAAGATTTGCACCTTATAGTACAAGCTATTTAAAAAAATTAAATAGAGAGGGAAAGAAAACAGCAGTAGATTTATTTTATACAGGTAGAATGTTAAGTGCTTTAACACCAAGCGGTAAAACTGTTAGAAAAACAGGAAAGCATAAAGTATCATTAGGTTTCTCTAATGCACAAATGAGACAAAGGGCTTTATTTAACCAAGTATTAAACGAACCTAAAAGAGTATTTTTTGGCTTTAATGATAGAACAGAAAAGATTATACAGAATACGTTTAACAAGTTTATAAAAAAACAATTTAGAGATATGAAATTATGAGTGTAAGAGAAAACATAGCATCAAATTTATTATCAACTATTTCAGATATTAGTAGCCCAATAACAATTAAAAAAGCTACTAGACAACCTTTTCCTATTGATGAACTTTCAGAACAGCAATATCCAGCAGTTATTGTACAGACATCAGAAGAAACAAGAGATGACTCTGAATTAGGTAGCGGTGCAAGAACAAGACACGGAACTATTGATTTTATAATATCAGGGTTTGTTAAAGGTGCTGAGTCCAATATTGACACTTTAAGAAATCAACTTATCACAGCTATTGAAACTGCTGTCGAATCTGATATTACTAGAAGCAGTAACGCACTTGATACAATGGTTGTATCTTGTGAAACTGATGAGGGTTCTTTATTCCCTGTTGGCGGTATAAGAATGACCATTAGATGTATGTATGAATATCAATCAGGAACACCATAAGGAGTATAAATGTCAGATAAAATAATAAATAAAATACAAAAGAAAATAGATGCAATAGAAAAATTACACGATAAAGAGAGTCTTATGTGTGAAGAAGTCAAAGACTTACTTGAAGAATTAAGAGAAAATCAAGAAGAAGATAATGTTGAAGAAGAAGATTTTGAGGAAGATTTTGACGAAGAAGAAATTGACGAGGAAGAAGATAAGTAGTAAAAGGATTTATTATGGCTAAAGATATTAAATTATATAAAGATGGAGAAGAAGTTACAATAAACGAAACTCAACTTGAAAATTTTATAGCACTTGGTTATAAGCAAGAAAACGATAAAAAAGATAAATCAAAAAAGGAAAATAAAAAATGGCAACACATCACGGAAAAGAAGGAGTAGTTAAAGCTGGTGGAACAGGTATAGGAGAACTTACAGGTTTCACTTTAGAAACTACTTCTGATGTAGTAGAGGACACTCAATTATCTGATTCAGCAAAATCATTTGTAGCTGGAAGATCATCATTTTCAGGAACTTTAGAAATGAGTTATGATGAAACTGATTCTCCACAACAAACATTAACTGCTGGAACTTCTATTTCTTTTGTACTAGGTGCAGAGGGAGATGGTTCAGGAGATGAAATTTTTTCAGGTTCAGGAATCATAACAGGTATGAGTGTTAATGTTGGATTAGATGCAATAACTACTAGATCAGTTACATTTCAAGGAACAGGTACACTTACAAGAGGAACTGCTTAATATTAATTTATGTCAGTAATTGACCGAGTTAAAAGCCACTTTGAGTCGCTTCAAACAATAAAGATTGAAGTAGAAGAATGGAAAGATGAACACGGCAACCCATCTGTATTTTATTCAGAACCTTTAACACTTGAAGAAAAGAATATTATCTTTAAAAAGTCTAGTAATTTTCAAGACTTAAATGTTCTTGTTGATTTGCTTATAATGAAGCTAAAAGTTAAAAATGATAAAGGTGATTTAGTTAAAGCTTTTCAACCTGAAGATAAATTTGCTTTAAGAAAAAAAGCAGACTCTAATGTCATTGCTACTGTTGCCAATAGAATACTTGTAGATACTAATTACGAGGAAGCCGAAAAAAAGTAATTGGCGACCCTGATACGAGGTCGCTGTTAGTTATAGCAGACAGATTACATCTCACAATTCAAGAAGTTTTAGATATGCCTGTAAGCCATTATAATCTTTGGTTAGCTTACTTGAAAAAAGAGCAAGATGAGTATAAAACAAAGAAATCACTAGCTGAAGCAAAAAGGTATAAAACATAATGGCACAAAGACTTAATATAGACATAGTAGCACGAGATAAAGCGACTAAAGCTTTGAATGGTTTGCGAGGTGGATTATCAAAAGTTAGAGGTGCAGTATTCAATCTTCAAAATGCTTTTCTAGGTTTAGGTGCTGGTTTAGTTGTTAGGAATCTTGTCAGCACAGGTAGAGAATTAGAAAACTTACAAGTCAGATTAAAATTCTTATTAAAAGATACAAACGAGGGTGCAAAAGCTTTTGACAATATGGTCAAATTTGCTTCTAAAGTTCCTTTCTCTCTTGAAGAAATACAATCAGGTTCAGGAATATTAGCGACAGTTACAGACAACGCAACAGACCTACAAAAGATGTTAGAGATAACAGGTAATGTTGCGGCAGTTACAGGTTTAGATTTTAGAACAGCATCAGAACAAATACAAAGATCATTTAGTGCTGGTATTGGTGCGGCAGATTTATTTAGAGAAAAAGGTGTTAGAAATATGCTTGGTTTTCAAGCTGGTTCGACAGTATCAATAGAAGCAACAGCAGAAGCATTTGAAAAAGTATTTGGTAAAAATGGCAGATTTGGTACAGCAACAGATGAATTAGCCAATACTTTTGAGGGAACTATGTCAATGTTAAATGACAAAGTTTTTACTTTTAAAAAGACTTTATTAGATGCTGGATTTTTTGCTGAACTTAAAAATCAATTTGGAGATTTAGATGATTTCTTAAATGAAAATGCAGAACAACTTGATTTAATTGCAGAAAAAATAGGTAAAGATTTAGCCAATGCAACAATAAAAGCGGCTGAGGGAATAAAATTATTAGTAGAGAATTTTCAAAGGTTTCAATCAATTTTAGGATTAATATTAATAGCAATAGGTGGTTTTACAACTAAACTTGCTGGTGCGGCTTTAATAATAAATGACATTAACAGAAGAATAAAAAAATTAACAGGAGAAGTAGTTATAGAGTTTGAAAGAATTAGAAAATTTGAACACGAACTATCAGTTCCTTTAAAAAATTTAAAAGAAGAAGCAGAATTGGTTTTAGTTCCTATTAGAGAGTTTGAACACGAAATGTCAGTTGCCGTACCAACAGCAACACAAAAAGCAATAAGTAAATTTGAAGAATTAAATAATACATCTTTAGAGAATTTAAGAAACAAAATGTCAGATATTAGAACAACAATAGTTGAGGGTTTAAATGGTGGAATAACTAAATTTTCTAATGCTTTATCAAGAGCAATTATTTTAGGAGAAGATTTAGGAAAATCATTTAAAAGAATGTTGCAAGATGCT